ATAGTTCAGTTGCTACGATATCTGACGATACGTTTTTAACGGCATCTTTCTTCTATAACCCTAAAGGTGGAAGTTCCGGCGGAGGGGCTTTTGAAGTGTTTATAGATGACTCAAAAGTTGCAACTGAAACTACGTTAACAAACGCGCCTGATGACGAAGATCTTACTGTCAGTTTCGGCATTCAAAATGGTGCCGCTGCAGCAAAAACAATGACCGTTGATTACATTTTTGCGGCAGTTGAGCGATAATTGTAAGAGAGGTAGCTTGTTATGACCCTTAAAGGTTCAGGTAGTGATGTAACATCCAGCTTTATAACGGCTGCTGCCGCAGATCCAGATGGTATTTCTACAGCCGCTAGTATTAGTGGAGCTGCCAACTTAACCATTGGCGGTGCATTAGCTAGTGGAGGATCTGTTACTATGGATTCTCCTAGAAATGTCACCATACTTTCTGCCGGTGATGATTCCGGTATTACTTTTACGGTTACTGGCACTGATGAGTCTAGTGCTGCTCAAACTGAAGTAATTACAGGAGTTGATTCTACCACTGCAACGGGGACTAAGTTCTTTAAAACAGTGACTCAGATAGCTACTTCTGGTTCTTCAGCGGGTAATGTTAGCGCGGGTTCCGGCACTAGTTGTTGCGGTGTTATATCAGCAGCACGTTGTCGTTTACGAGGTATCTATGTAGTAAACGGTAGTGGTGCAGCAACCATTGTGTTTAGAGAAGGTTCTGGTACAGGAACAATTGTTATGCAATTTGCTACTGTTGCTGGAGCAAGTACCAACTCTTACCCTGATGTGCCAGATGACGGTCTTTTGTTTAAAAATGGCGGATATGTAACTTTTACTGCAGTTACAGATTTAACTGCAATGACAACATTCTTTTCTTAAAGGAATTGATAAATGGCTACATCAGGATCTAGAGATTTTGAGCCAGATGTTGCGGAGTACATAGAAGAAGCATTTGAACGATGTGGTCTTGAGTTTCGCACTGGATATGACGGGGTCACCGCAAGGCGATCCCTCAATCTTTTGTTTGCTGATTGGGCAAACCGTGGATTAAACCAATGGACCGTTACTAATTCAGCAACCACAGTAACCGAAGGTGACGAATACCTAGATCTGACTGCAACGACTATCGATGTGCTTGATGTTATTCTCAGAAGAACTGAGGGTAGCACAACAACTGACATTTCGATGGAGCAACTAAGTCGATCTGGATATTGGAATATTCCAAACAAATCAAACAAAGCCAGGCCTACACAATGGTTCTTGGACAAACAAATTACACCTAGATTGTATTTTTGGCCTGCTGCTGAAAACAGCACAGATAAACTGGTTATTAACAGATTAATTCGCATTGAAGATGCAGATGCCAGTGTTAATACTGTCGATATGCCATTTAGGTTCTATCCTTGTCTTGCCGCTGGGCTTTCTTATTACATTGCTTTGAAGAGAGCTCCTGACAGAGTCCAGATGTTGAAAGGATTCTACGAAGAAGAGTTTCAACGAGCAGCAGATCAGGATAGTAGCAGAGCTTCTTTAAAGATTGCTCCAGGTATTTTTTCTACCAGGAGGTCATAATGGCTTATGCATCTGGCAAACACTCAGTCGCTATATGCGACAGATGTGGGTTTAGGTACAAATACACTCAATTAAAAAAAGAATGGACTGGATTCAGAGTCTGTTCTGAGTGTTATGAGCCTAAACATCCGCAACTTGAACCGCCTAGAAATTTAGCTGATCCTGAAGCTTTAAGACATCCTAGACCATCTTTATCCGCCTCATCTATTGCAGGAGCGGGTGTAGTGCGGACAATTAACCCTAACCAGATGATAACGGTAACAGGTGACTCGATAGGTTCAGCTTTTGACGGGCTGAAAGCTACAACGAGCGTGGGAACCGTAACGGTGACAGTATGAGTTTTACCTATGCGCAGTTAAAAACAGCAGTTCAAGATTACTGTGAAACAGCAGAAACAACCTTTGTTTCTACGTTGCCTACGTTTATTAAAGAGGCTGAAGAAAGAATACTTAAAAACATAGAAATGCCTGTTTTTAGAAAGAATCAAACAGGTCAAGTAGCTTCTAGTAATACTTATCTTTCAACGCCTGATGACTTTTTAGCCCCTTATAGCTTGGCTGTTATTGCAAGCAACGTGTATTCGTATTTGTTGTTTAAGCATGTGTCTTTTATTCGAGACTACACAACAAATGCATCAACTACAGGCCAGCCTAAGTATTACGCTATATTTGATGATGACACATTTATTATTGCTCCAACGCCAGATCAAACTTATAACGTAGAACTTCATTACAAATATAGACCTGTATCTTTAACTGCTGGCGCAGACGGAACTTCTACCTGGCTTTCTATTAATGCGCCTGACGCTATGTTGTACGGAACTTTAGTAGAAGCAGCGACTTTTCTTAAAGTTCCTGAAGAAGTTGCTTTGTATCAACAACGCTTTGACATGGCTCTAAAATCATTAGCAGGTATGGGCGATGGCTATGGTCGAAGAGATGAGTACAGAGGCGATATTGCAAGAGGCATGATCTAATTATGTTTGACATAGAAATCAATATGTCTCCTGGTGAAGTTAATGTTCAAACTACCCAGAATCGTGGGCATAACACGCAAGAGTTATCAGCCAATGCGGTAAATAAAATTATTAATATTGCTGATACAGCAGATCCTGTTATCAGGCAACAGGCTCAAGCATTCAAGGAACGTATGTTTTACGTTATTTTTCACGCTTTAAATCAAGCGGTAGAAAGTGACAGAACAACGCTCTATAACCAGTTAAAAAAACAAGGCCATGATGACATGGCGGAAATATTGAGGAAATTGTAATGGCTATTACTCAAGCAATGTGTACGTCTTTTAAAACAGAATTACTGACAGGAACACATAATTTTACTAACAGCAGTGGTAACACATTTAAGCTGGCTTTATACACAAGCAGTGCTTCTTTAGGGGCAGGAACTACGGCTTACACCACTAGTAACGAAGTTTCTGGGACTGGGTACACCGCAGCAGGTGCTGCTCTCACCAATGTAACTCCATCAGCGGATGGCACTACTGCTATAACAGACTTTGCTGATTTGACCTTTTCTAGCTCTACAATTACAGCTAGAGGCGCGTTGATTTACAATGACTCTGTTTCTGATAAAGCCGTATTGGTTCTTGATTTCGGTGCCGATAAAGCTTCTTCTTCTGGAGACTTTACAATTCAGTTTCCAGCAGCGGCTGCTGCTACAGCGATAATTAGGATAGCCTAGTGGCCGATGTAACCATACTTTTTGGGGGTTATAACAGCATAACCCAAACCTACAACTCTGGTGGTTATAACCAGGATGTTGCGTTTACAGGACTTTCTAGTGGTCTTGGCAGCGTTACTGTTGTGGTGCCTGGGGATGTTCCTGTCACAGGTGTTGAGGGAACTTCTGCTGTAGGATCTGTCACCGTTGACATAGGTACTGCCGTTGGAATAGAAGTAACTGGCGTAGCAGCAACAGGTTCTGCTGGGGTGATTAATATATGGGGTCCGATTGACCCGTCACAAACGCCTAATTGGGCAGCGATCAGTACATCACAAACACCAAATTGGACAGAAATAGCGGCATAAATTATGGCAGCAACATATGTAAATAATTTAAGAGTAGCAGAGCCAGCAGACGGCGACACAAACTGGGGTAACACTACTAATACTAGCCTTGAGTTGATTGGCGAAGCGTTAGGTTATGGCACTGAAGGTATTACAACTAACGCGGATACACATAGCTCAGAAATAGCAGACGGATCAACCGACCAAGCAAGGGCAATGTACCTAAAGTACACAGGTACGCTTGACTCTACTTGCACTATTACGATTGGCCCAAATACCATAAAGCGTTTTCAAATTATAGAAAATGCTACAAGCGGTAGCCAATCGATTATTATCAGCCAAGGTAGTGGCGCAAACGTCACTATTGCTAATGGCGGAGTAAAGGCTGTTTACCTAGATGGTGCTGGTTCTGGTGCGGCAGTGCTTGATGCTTTTGTTGATCTTTCCGTTGGTGGCGGTTTTACTATTGGAACAGCGACTGATGGCGTAATTATTACACAAGGCGATATAGCAGTTAAAAATGGAGGTGGCGCACCTTCTACCATAAAACTATATTGCGAATCTTCTAATGCTCATTACGCTGAAATAAAGTCTCCAGCACATGCTGCTTACAGCGGAAACGTCACGCTTACTTTGCCAGTAACAACAAGTAATTTGGTTGGAGATAGTGCTACGCAGACGCTGACAAATAAAACAATCAATGCGTCTAATAACACCCTGTCTAATATACCTATGTCAGCTACAGCTTTGTCGGCTGGTACAGGGTTAAGCCTTAGTACTAACACATTAAGTGTAGATGCGGCACAGACGGGTATTACATCGTTGCTTGCTACCGATATAAAAATCGGTGAAGACGACCAAACCAAGATTGATTTTGAAACAGCAGATACAATTAATTTTTATGCAGGTAACGAAAAACAATTAATTTTAACTGACGGGGCTTTAACGCCCGGTAGCAACGCTATTGTTGATTTGGGAACTGACGCTTTAGAGTTTAAAGATGCGTACTTTGATGGAACTGTAGAAGCAGATGCTATTTCTATAGCTGGTACTGCTGTTACTGCGACAGCAGCAGAACTTAACTACTTAGATATTTCTACACTAGGAACGACAGAAGCATCAAAGGTAGTCACTACTGATGCAAATGGTGTCCCTAAGTTTGACGCAGCTATTACAGAAAAAATTGTTACCGCTTCTACATCAGGGACTACTCTTACGATAGACGTAAGAGATGGTTCTGTGTTTGTCATTACGCTAGGTCACAATATTGGAACGCTTACTTTAAACAATGCTGTTTCAAGCTACGCTTCTCAATTTGTTTTAAAAATAAAACAAGATGGTACAGGTGGCAGGAGTTTTGCCTGGGGATCGGTTAAATGGGCTGGCGGTACGGCTCCAACTGTTTCTCAAGGGGCAAACGATATTGATGTTTATATTCTTTCTACATTAGATGGTAGTAACTGGTATGGCTTTAATGCTGGACAGGACTTTTCATAAATGAGTTTTCTTGCCAGAAAAATATTAATGGGTTCTGGTGCTACAGAAGAAACTGACGATGATTTTGCTTCAGTCACGGGGCTATATCATTTTGATGGCACAAACGGGGGCGTAAACGGGTTTTCTAAAACTGCCGGTTCTGTTTCACCTACGCTCACAAACTACGGCGCGGCTCAAGGATCATTTAACCCATTCAGCATTCCAGATGGTTATTGGTCAGTTCTGTTTCCCGGTAACACCGTTGGTTATTTGTCCAACACTAACAACATGACCGCCGTCGGAAATGGCGATTTCACAATTGAATTTTGGGCCATGAGAACTGACACCAACAATGGTGGATTTTTCCAGTACACGGCAAGCCCACTAGATTCTAAAAGTGGCGCATTAGGGCTTGGAATTTTTAACAATGAATATTATTTGTACTACGGCACATCAGGTGCGCTTGCTGGGAGAGCAGTTACGAGTTCTGGCATACCGGGTCAAGGCATATGGTTTCATGTCGCGTATGTTAGATCATCTGGAACGATTACCATTTACACCAATGGCACGGCGGTAACTACCCAAGCATCGACAACAAACTACACGGATGTAACTTTTACGCTAGGAGGCTACTACAGTAATTCTTTTTTATTTGGCGGCTACATAAGCAATTTTAGGGTTGTACAAGGTACAGCCGTTTATACAAGTAATTTCACACCGCCAACAACACCGTTAACAGCAATTAGCGGAACGATTCTTTTGACCGCAAACAATTATCAATTCGCAGACAAATCAACAGCGGATGAAGATTTGACGCCCCAAGGGGCTACGTCGATGCCGCCATCAGTTCGAGCTTTTTCACCGTTTGCACCGCCAGAAGCTTATGACGTTACAACGGCTGGCGGTTCAGCATTTTTTAGTGGCGATGACGTAATATCGAGTAACATCTCTATTGCAATGACAGGCGAATTCAGTATCAGCGGCTGGATTTATCCGCAGGCCAACGGTAGTTATTCAGGTATTTTGGGAACGTCCAGCAGCGGGACTTATCAGTACAACATGAATTACACGCTGGCAATGCATAGTGGCAATTTAGATATTTTTCAAAGCACTGGCTCGAGTTTTTATCAAAGTACAGTAGGAACTCCTAAGTTATATAGCTGGAGTCATTTTGCAATTTCTAAAGACAGTTCAAAACTGTACGGATATTTGAACGGTGTTAAAAATTTAGAAACGACAAACATTACCAACGAAGGAGCCAATGCGTTAAACATTGGCAGGTTTTATTCTGACTATCCCGGTTACTATTACACAGGATATCTCTCTGATCTTCGGCTCGTAAATGGTTCTGCGCTGTACACCGGGTCATCTGTGACTGTGCCAACGTCACTGTCTACCGATGTGACAAACACTAATCTTCTTATGCACTTTGAAAAAGCGTCAATATTTGATAGCTCAGCGAATCACGATGTAGAAGTTTTTGGTAATGCTCAACTAAGCACCGCCCAAAAGAAATTTGGAACAGCTTCTCTGGCATTAGATGGCACTGGTGATTTCATTCATGTAAAAGACACAGAGGACATTGTTGGCCCGTTCACGATTGAATGCTGGGCGAGAGCAGACGACACCACGAACGCTTACATGTGGTGCGTGGGCCAATACCAATTTGAATGTGGAATAGATGGCGATAATTTGCGAACTTATTCTGCTGGGACTGGCTACACAAACTTTTTTACTAGCGGAGAATTTACCGTAAACAATTGGCATCATGTTGCTGTGGTTCGTGATACTTCAAACGTCATAAAGTTGTATTTAAATGGCACTGCCAGTAGTACAACATTTACTAACGCCTCAAATTATGTGGCAACAAACGGCGTATTTATCGTTGGTGGTGAATACAGCAGCATGACAGCAGTTAGCCACGGGTGGGATGGCTACATTGATGAGCTAAGAATCAGTCGCTTCGCTAGATACACCAGCAATTTTACCCCGTCTACAGAAGCATTCCCCAATAAGTAGGAAAAATTATGCAAGTAGCAAAAATTACTTCAGATAATAAAGTAGATCAGATTGGTGAACTGAAAGCCTTGTTTCCTAATACCTCATTTCCAGCCCAAGGGCCAAACTTAGATTGGTATGCAGAAAACAATGTGATGTCTGTAACTGTTGGCTTACCTTTTGACCCAGCTACACAAAAACAAGAGCGTGTAGACGCTTACATTAGCGATGGTGTGGTGTATACGGTTAGGCTGGTTAACTTAACAGACGAAGAAAAAACAACTTACAAAAATTCTCAGAATGCAAATCTTGCTGCATTTCAAAGAGCAGAAAGAGATAGGCGACTGGCTGAGACTGACTGGATGGCAATAAAAGCGGCAGAAACGGGTGTGGCTTTGGCTGACAACTGGAAAACCTACCGTCAGGCGTTACGAGACTTACCTAGTCATTCTAACTGGCCTGATCTCAAGTCTCCGGGGCCAGACATTGATGGCGATAACGATTGGCCTACACCCCCAAGTTAATTTAGGAGCAAAGTAATGGCAGCGAGTTATGACAACGATTTACGTCTTAAAGAGATAGAAACCGGATCTGAATCTGGAACCTGGGGTACAAGTACTAATACTAATCTTAGTTTAATTGCGGATGCTTTTGGCTACGGCACAGAGGCTAGTTTTGGTAGTGATGCTAATGCCACAACAACTGTTTTGGATGGAGGTGCTGATCCTGCTAGAGCTATGTATTTTAAAGTTACTAGCAGTGCAACGCTAAGTGCTACAAGAACTTTAACTATAGCACCAGCAACTATTTCTCGCGTTATGTTTATAGAGAATGCCACTACGGGTTCTCAGTCTATTGCAATTAGCCAAGGCACTGGTGCAAACATTACTATCGCTACAGGTAAATCTAAACTTGTTTATTTAGATGGTGCTGGCAGTGGTGCAGCAGTTGTTGACGCGCTTGTTAATAACGAATCAACGTCAGCAGTAACAAGTGGGACTTTTACTCCTACTTTAGGCGATGACACAAGCATTACAAATAGAAGCCAGGCTTATAATACTCAGGTTGGCAATCATACAAAAGTTGGTAATCGAATATTTTTTGATCTTACGATTGAGCTTTCTAGTAAAGGAAGTATGACAGCTAGCAACCAGGTGTTTATCGGTGGATTACCAGAAGCTTGTAAAACTCAAACTGGACTTTTTACAACAGTAAATTGTGGTGTTGGCCAAGGTTTTAATTTAGGTGCAGCAGGATATGTGCCAGTTGGTCTTGTACAAACAGGAGAACAAATTATTAGAATGGGGCTTTGGGATGGAACAGCCGGTCCCTCTGCGCTTTTAGTTTCTGAACTTTCAACTGGAAGTAATAATGATATAGTCCTTAGCGGGAGTTATCCGGTTTCTTAATATGGACAAATTAGAGTCTCATGAGAAAGAGTGCGCGTTACGTTTTGCAGCGATAGAAGAACGCCTTGAACGGGGCAGTGCGCGTATGGATCGCATGGAGGCTCGAATGAATAGTTTATTTATGGTAACAATTGGAGTTTACCCGTTTATTTTAGCGTCAGTGTTTTTAGCGCGGTATCTGTGAAATCAGATGATAGGCGAAGTCGCAGCCGTTCTCTCCGCTTTAAAGGCGTTGAATGAAGGATTAGCTACCCTTAAAGAATCAGCAGGGCATGGTAAAAGTCTTCAGTCTTTAGTTGGTAAATGGGGCGAAGCATCAGAAAAATACAATGACGTAGAAAGAGCTAAAGCTGGCAAGATGTCATACAGAGAAGCTCTTGCTATGGAGTCAGCCAAGCGTCAATTAGAGAATTTTGACAGGCAATTCAAGGACATATGCCTGATACAAGGTCAAGGAGATCTTTACAATAGCGTTAAAGCTAGGATGCAAGAATCTCGCATAGCCCATGAGAAAGAAGTCGCAAGGATTAAGAAAAGACGAAAAGAAATCAGGGAGTACATACAGCTAGGTGGGACGATAGCATTCGCTTGGGTGTTTTTTATGTGCTGTGTTTGGGCAGTTGTTTGGGTATTGGAGAACACGCCCGTTGAATGATTATCGCGTTTCTATTAGTAGTGGTTGTCAGCGGAGAAACTGTATCTGATGATAGAATGTTGTTTGAAAGCATTTACAGATGTAATGAGTTTGCCATTGCTATTGAAGAAGGGCGAGGTAGTTCAGAAAACATAAAGAGATATAGAATGCAAAAGAATGTAAGTGCGTACTGTATCCCAAAGATGGTGCCAAAAGGAACGGAGTTGTTTGAATGAAAGTAATAGTTTTTATAGCGTTTTTGTTTGTATCCAGTTGTTCTTCGATACCGACCTGCGGAACTAAATCTGTCAAAATACAAATACCTTCCACAGTTCCTTTTTTTGCAGAGCCTTTTGTCATTGAACGATCTAATGATCATGTTGACTGTGCGTTAGATCCCGATGAAAGGAATACAAATGATTAGCCATCAAGATCTCAGTCATTATTGCGCTGAAAGCTATCGAGAGTCGGACTTTGAAGAAGCCAACATTGAAGTCATTGTCAGGGAGAATGTATTCGCTTTTCGCGGAACA